AAGCACCAGTTGCATATCCTGATGATGGTAATTTTTACAACTGGAACGAAGAAACAACAAGTTGGGATTTGGTAGAATAGATTATGGTAGATAAATCAAACGAATATGGATATGTTCCTTCAAGTCCTACACAAGCTAGAGGTGCTAACACAGGTATATTTGAAGTTAATGATGTAACTGATTTATTGAACGCACAACAATGGTCAGGAACTTTTGGAAACTTAGAACTTATACAAACTCTTACACCCTCTGTTCACGATACTTTAGCAGAATTTGATACTATACATGAAACTACTTATGACACGCATTTTTTAACAGTTTGTAATTTAGGTAATGTTAATGGTCAAGCAGCAATGTGGATAAGGTTTAAAGAAGGTGGAGTTTTAAATAGTGGAACTAATTATGCATATAACTATGAGTTATTAAATCAAACTAACAATACACCATATGGTTCTAATGCAACTACATATATACAAACAGTAATTAGAAACGAAATAGGTTCTAATGGTTATGGCGTGGTTTGGTTATATGGATTAGGTAACAGTTCAAGTTATAGTGTTGTTACAGTTCATAGTGGTATAGGCGCACAAGGTCATGGTGGTCAAGGTGGTGGAACTTTTTATTCTAAAAGTGCAGTTGATGGTATAAGTATTCAACCAGGAAATAACTATGCTTTTAATCCTGAAACAGTTTTATCTTTATATGGAGTTAATACATTATGAGTATAGGTCAATTAGAATTAGTTAAATCAGTTAGTGATACATCAGTTACTTCAATAGATGTTACTGACGCTTTTACAGCAAGTTATAATTTGTATCATATTATTGTACAAGGTCATATAACAACAACTAACTCATTGATTGATTTAAGATTTTTAGATAGTTCTGATACTGCTATTACAAGTGGTTATAGATATGGACATAGGTTACAACAAAACACTTCCGGTAGTGAACAAAATAGTACAAGTGCTACAAGTATTGAAAGTATAATTTATGTAAATAATGGCGACACTTTTGCTTCAAGATTTTTTGTTTACAACCCATTTTCAAATAGCGACTATACTCATTTAACATTACACTCGCAGGGATTTACAAGTTCTAATATAACAAATACAAGAGGTGGTGGTGTTCTTACTACTACTGACCAAGTAACAGGTTTTACAATTTTTGATGCAACATTTTCAAATATTGATATAGATGTTTATGGGATAAAAGATTAATGGTTACAAAAAATAGTTTAGTTTTATTAAGTTCATACACAATTACAAGTGGAGAAGAAACAGTTACCTTAACTGGGATGAGTTCTACTTATAATGTACATCTTTTTACATATAGAAATTTAAAACCTACATTAGATAACCAATCTTTACTTATGCAATTTACAGTTGGTGGTGTAACTGATACTACTGCAAATTACACAGGACACATGATGAAAATTGCTGATGGTGGTGATAATAACTCACCAATAATTACAAATGGAACTTATATAAAACTTCACGATAATACAAGCAATGCAGCAAATGAAGCATCTCATGGTAATGTATGGATATATTCTGCTGCTGATAGCGCAGAACATACAACTGCTTCAGTAGATGTAACATACATTACTGCTAGTAGTGGTTTTGTAAATAGTGTAGGTCATTTTAGACATGAACAAAATGAAGCACATGATGGTGTAACAATAGATTTAGGTGGAACAAATGATATTATAAGTGGAGAATTTCGTTTGTATGGACTTGTTAAATAAAAGTATGGTAAGATAGGAGATATTATGGCAACATTAGAAGAACTTACAGTAGCAGCACAATCTGAAGTAGATGCAGCTAAACCTATAATGAAATCAGTTGATGGTAATAGGCGTGAACTAAATGATGAAGAATACGCACAAAAAGTAATTGATATAGCCAATTACAATTTTGACCAACAACAAAATAGTTATAAAGAAGCTAGACAACTTGCTTATGGTTCTATTGCAGAACAATTAGATATGCAATACTGGGATTTAGTTAATGGTACTACTACTTGGTCAGACCACATAGCACAAGTCAAATCTGATAATCCAAAACCTGCATAAAGTTTTATGTTATAATCCTGCTTATGGATTTTATAATTGGATTTTTATTAGGGTATTTTTTTAAAGAAACTGTATCTTATCTTAAAAGATTAGCTATACCTACCCCAAAAGACTGGGATAAAGAATGGGATTGGATAACACCTATTCAGGAAGATGACCTTCCATAATGCCTGACTATCTCGGTAATGGTTATACACAGAAGGAGATGTTAGATATGGTATTAAAACGACTTGATGAAATAGATAGTAAACTAGACGCAAAACTAGACAAAGCAGAATTTTATAAAGTATTAGGATTATTAGTAGCAGTAGGTGGTGTTATTGTTGCTGCCTTAATGTAGGAGAACTATGTGTAAAGTAGATGTAAAAGAAGATGGTTCATTTGTGCAGTTGTGTAACTGCAAATATGGAAGTGATAACTGTGAAAATAATAAGTAGAAAAATGTGGGGTGCTAAACCTGCAAAGACAAAGTATTCTAAGTTAGGAGAAGTAAAAGGTTTAGTAGTTCATTGGTCTGCTTATCCAGTAGCAGTAGGAAACCAAGCAGAAATGGACCAATGTAAGAAGATACAAAGACTACATCAAATTGACAGAGGTTGGAATGATGTAGCATATAACTTTTTAGTAGGAGATACAGGACAAATATATGAAGGAAGAGGTTGGGGAAACAGAAGTGCAGCACAAGGTGGTAATAGTAGGCAAGAAATTAATTACAACAACAAGCATTATGTTGCTGTGTGTTGGCTTGGTGGTTCCAACCCTACCGACAAACCTTCTGCTGAAGCTCTTGCCACCATTAAAGGATTAGCTGAAATAGTTGGTGGAGAACTTAAAGCTCATTCAGATTTTAAGCAAACTGATTGTCCAGGAGATGCAACTAGACAATGGATTATAGAAAAAAATGCTACACCTAATAGCACAATCAGTAATGAAAGTCCACCTGATGTATATGTTCCTTTAAAATATGAAAACAAATTAGATATAATTATTGCTAAACTAGAGAACATTGAAAATAAATTAAAGTTAGGAAGACTAATAAAATGAGTGAAGAATATAAAGACTTAATTGAAAGATGTTTATGGACATTTGTAGAAACATTTGCTTCTACATTAGTAATCACACCAGCATTAGGTGTTGATATTAGTACATTAGAAGTTGCTGCTTTAGCTGGTGGTGCTGCAGTACTATCAGTATTAAAATCTTTTGCTAAAAATAAAGTATCGCCTACTCCAAAGAAAGCAAGTAAGTAGTTTCAATAGCAAAGCCGAGGGTGTTATCCTTTCTACCTCGGCTCTTGCTTATATACGGTTATTAATGTTCACCATAGTAATCTGATACTTCCCATTGTTTCTGACAAGTATGACAAGCTACTAGGTCTTCATCTTTATCACCATTACGCCACCCTGTTGATAGCTTATTGCCACATCTTTTACACATTAGAAAGGTGCCTCGCCTTCCTTAACATCATCTAATGATTTAGCTTTAGGCATAAATATACCATTCTGTACACCTGCATAGTCATTCCAAGACTTAGGAGTAATTTTATTATCTACCCACCAAGACTTAGAAAATACTTTACCATCTACAGTATCTCCTGCTGTACACTTAGAAGCCATAATACATCTAAAGTCTGGTGACTTATCTGATTTCTTTTCAGCTACAGGTACATACTTAACTGCACCACCACAAGGACACCATAACCCTATATCATCTATAGCTAACTCACCTGTTGGATGGTTCCTATCTTTAACGCTATACCCTGCATCAGTCAGTTCCTTAATAGGACCCCTAGCAGGAGATGGAGTAGTAGATGAGGCGGCTACTACTCCCTCCTTTGGTGCCGGTTTATTGGTTGCACTCTGCGTGCTTGAGCCACTTGACTTTTTCATTTCTTCTTTACTAGGTCTAGCTTTATCAGAACCTTGATATTTCCAGTTAGCTAATGCTCTACCTATAGCAGAGGTTTCGCAGTTTTCTAACCAAGCCTCGTTATTAGCAAAGCCACCTTGACCTTTGTATTCTTGTGCATACCCTGTACTTACAGGTCTTGCATCTTCTTCATTCTTATATACCTCACACCCTATAACAACCATATGTCCATCTTCACTTATGTTGCTAATGAATGTAGCAATCCTACCATTAGGATTATCAGACCAAAACTTTTTTAGCCTGTCTTCTACTGTTTCGTAGTTATCTAAATTAAACGCCATTAACGCCTCCTTCTTGTATCTTATATACTAGCTTCGTTAGTATTTAATGTGAACATTTTCTCTTTATATCTCCTGCACATAGGGTTAACACATTTAAGAAAACCCTTGTGTGCATATAAAGGACTACCACAACTCATACATATGTGTGACATATTACTCCTCTAGGTTTACTAAATACTCAGCAGTAACCCCCTTGTTAGGTTTTACAAATAGACAGTGCTGTGATGGTCTACCCATACTAGCTAACTGTTCTAGTGCATAACCATTGTGGCTCTCAGTGCTACCATTAACCCACACTCTTGTATCATTTATGTACAAGTTTGTTGGTGTGTGGTAGTGACCACATACTGCGTGAGTAAAGTCTTCCATTAAGTTATTAGCTGCAAGAGATTTCCAACCTAAGATTTTTTTATTGTATCCATAGAAAGGTAATCCCATACTGCCTCTAATGTTATCTCCGTGAAAGCAAAGAAACTTTGCCTTCTTTCCTAAGTTTGCTACTAGGTACCAACTCTTGTCAGGTACTATAAACTTAATTCGCTTTTCATTAGCAAACATAGTCTCTAATATTTTTCCTAACATACGGTCAGCATTACTCTCAGGGTTGTAGTCTCTTCTTGACCTACCCCCTAAAGCACCGTGATTACCTATTACCCAATAGACTTCTACTTCTTCAAACTCTGTTAGTAATGTACTAAAGAATTTATAAAGTATTCGTGGACCATCAACAGTAACTTGCTTATATAAGGAACTGTCAATTTCGTGGGCTTGCCCTGGGAATATGAGTTCACCCTCCACGATATCGCCAAGACAAAGAACTGCACACTTCTTAATAGTATGGCTTGCTCTCTGTATGCGTGCTAATTTAATTATCTTTTCTGCATATCTAACAACCCTTTCTTCAGCTATTTCACTGTTATAAGTAGGTGTTCTTTTTGCAAGCTGTATATCACTAAGTAAGGGAACACATATTTCTTCTCCTTTTCCCTTTGTTATAGGTGGTGCTTTAACTTTCGGTATGTCAAGCATTGAGATACCATCTCTTGCACCTGTATATACTGCTTCAACTAAGTCAGCTTTCTTATCTTTTAACTTATCAATCTGCTTTAACAAGCGTTGATTAGTATTCTTAAGGTCTTTTATCTGTTCGCTTTCTGCTTCAGCTAAAAGTTTTGCTAATTCTTTATTCATTAGCTAGACCCTGTAACCAAACTGAAACTCTACTTCTAGAGATTTCAAAACCAAACTCATCGTTTAGTATTCTAACTATGTTACTAGGTATTGGTCGCTTACCTTCTGCAACCATATCTTTTATTCCATTAATAAAGGGTTCAGCTTCTTTAGGTAATCTATCGTACCAAGCAGCAACTCCACCTCTATTCTGTTCTAGTGCTTTTTCAAGCAATTTGTTTATGTCTATGTTCGTACTCATATTCATATGCTAGCACACAATTATGCTTATGCATATGCATATGAGAAAAAAAAATAAAATGCTTATGCATATGCATAATAAATAAAAAAAAGGGAAGTCGGTGGTAGGGTAACGAAAGGACAAACCCCTACCACCTTTAAAATAAATATCCTATAGCCTAAGCAGGAAACGGAGATTAACTACTTAGGCTACGAGATACTTACTTAGTACCTAATTGTTTTGATAATTTCTTTACTTGTTCTACTACACGAATAGGTATTATGTTATGTCTTCTCATAAACCTAGCAATCTCATCTCTCTTTTCTTTGTTAAGATTTACTGCAGTACCATTATTATCTACACCTACTACTTGTTGGTCGCTTACCCATATACGAGGTTCTGGTTGTTGTGCTAGCCACTTTAGACCATCTAAATCTACTGAGTTAGCACCATATTCTTCTAGGTCTCGTATAGCGTGTGTGTCAATACGACCATCTTTAGCGATAATCTTTATCATACCATCGTAGCCATCTATCTTAGTGTTGTATCCTACATAACCAGCTATGTTAGATGCAGGTAGATAGTCAATAATTTCTCGTATGTCTTCCTCATAAAAAGACATAGAACCACTACAGTCTATCATCATAGAACCACCTGCTACTGTAGTCTTGTTTGCAAAGACTTTCTTGTCAGTAGTCATACGATGCATATTTTTAGGAACAACACCTCTATCACTATTACGCTTTGCAATTTCTCTAACTGCTTTGTGTATGGTATTAGTAGGTGTGAATTTGAATATCTTAGCTACTCCGTGCATACCAGAAGTGTCGCCACCCCAGTAATTAATGAAGTGTCTTTCATATTGTTGCTCACTATCTTCCATAATTTGTTTAGCAAGTTCTTCACTAATTCCTTGTGGTAGTGTAATACTATCATCGTACTCATCAGCAATCTTATCCATTGCCTCTAGTTGTGCTAGGTATTCCTCGCCATCTAGTTTAATACTGCCTTCAGAAGTAAGCATCTTTTGAAGTTTGTAAGAATTTCTAACTCCTTCAAATGGATTAGTAAGCAATCTTACTAGCTTATTAACTCTTCTTCTGATAGAAGCTGTACTCATTTTCTTGTTACGATAATGGTGTACATCTCTATCGTAATACCAAGTACCACGAAAATTTGACCAAGTAATGTAGTATTGTGCTTCGTGAATACCATAGAACAATGAGCTTAATACGTCATATACTCTATTACTATCTTGTTCTAGTACACTATTAGGTAACTTACTACCTACAGGATATCTAATTTCTAGCAATGACTTAATATATGACTTAACATCATCGTAGTCTATAAGTCTAGGTTGTCCTGCAAATGCAGTTTTCTTAACATAATACTTATATACTTCCTGTATGCTTTCATTAGCAAGTATTTTCTTGATTACTTCTTTCGCTATCAAGTCAGATTGTATTTGTTCCATAGTACCCAATGAGTTGTACATAAGAGATAAAAACTTTCTTTCGTTCTTAGTTAGTTCTCTTATTTCTTCTGCATCAGTTAGGTATCGGTCATATTCATAATGGCTAGGAAAACCCATAGCTCTTGCTATCTTATTAGCTTTCTTCCTAGCACCTTGTTTATGGTACTTATTAGCAAATAAGAATTGTGCTATGTGTAATATGTCTAGTTCCTTAGTACGAAACTTCATAGTTCTAAACAACTTCATCTTTGTTATTGCAGTATTAAGCAATACCTGTTCGTTGTATTTATTATCACACTCATAATAAGGAAGTATCAATTCGTTTCTGCTAGTAGGAACTAAGCTAGTACCTCTACGAACATTGAACTTCATTATTTTGTTACCACGCAACGTTAGATTTACTAATGTAGGTGGGATATAACCACCTACATTAGTATTGCTTTTTCTAAATAAGTTATTCATCACTGTCTTCTGATAGTGCATCAATAATATCAGCACAGTTGTCAGTGAATACTACACTAGCAGCAGTAGCTAACTCACAACCTTTGTCTAGTAGTTCTGCAAATGCAGACCATTTACGAACTGAGAAGTTGCCTTCGTTATAATCTTGATATACTGACTGTAACTTCTTAGGCAGACTTTCTAACGCAGATGGGTGTACTTCGTTAATGGCTAGATTAACTGGGAACCTATCTCTAAGTGCATCGGGTAAGTCAGCAGGAACTCCGTTCATAGTTGCTACAACTTGGAACCCTTCCTTAGGTCTAACAGTTTCCTTACTCTTGTTTGGTAGTGTGAACTTCGCAAACTTAGGGTCATCTAACAAAGCGTGTAAGAAAGTCATAACATCTACACCAGCGTGGTCTATCTCGTTAATAACTAGTCTTGCACCTTCTTTCCAAGCACGAACACCTACGCCATCAAGCCACTCAAAGCCACCATTGTCAGTTGCTACATAGTGACCCATAAGTTCTGCTGCCGTACTATCGTGTGTAAGTGTAATGTTATACACTTCTTGATTTTCTTTTAGTCCAAGAGTATTTGCTTGAAAGGTTTTACCTGTACCGGGTATACCAAACAATAATATTCTTGGTGTATAAGGAATTACTTCTGCAAGTAATTTCCAAATTTGTCCTTCTTTCATATTATTCTTCCTCTCCTTGTGCTAACATTTTCTCTACATCTTGTATAAAGTTTGTAGTTAGCTCTTCTGTTTGTATATTGTTCCATACTTCCATAACATCATCAGTTATGTTTTGTACTGCAGGTACTTCTGGTAGCATATCAAATGCTTCCTTTGGTATATCTACAATAACTGTATGGGTACCTTCATTGTCTTTCATCAGCACCACTTCCCATATGGTACGATAGTGCATATCTGTAGGCACACCTTCCTTATGGTAATGAGGCATTGACATCTTTAGAAATATAGGAAACCTAGCGTCAATGCAATCTAGTTCTCCCATAGGGTTAGCAGCAAAAGTCCACTCTGCTAACTGTCTATTGTATTCGTTCTTAATAGCAAGTGTATTAAGATACTCAAGAATAGACTTAGTAATTGCTATGTGTTGTGAAACACGCACAGTATCTTTAGCCATTATTCCTCCTCACTTTCTGAGTTCTTGCTGACTTCTTTCAAGAACCTTTCTATATCTTTATCAGTTACTTTGCTTTTAATACCTTCAAGTACTTCTTCTTTACTGATAGTGTCGCTTGTATATCCACCATTTACTATTGCACTCACAGTTCTAATATCACCGATTGTTAATAGTTCAGGGTCTTCGTGTACTAATACTTGCTGGTATAACTTTCCAAATGCTTTCTTATTTTCCAGTATCATTTCAAGTACAAGTTTTACAACATAAGAACATATAACAATATCTGATGGTTCCTCTTTATCAGGAAATTCAGCTTTGTACATCGCCTTGCTTTGTTGTAGCATTTCATTATGTTCGCCTTCACCCATTTCTAGTATCATTTCAGAAGCAAACATCATTACACCAGTAGCAAAATCTTTCATACGATTTTGCCATAGGTGTTTCTCTACCCACTTCATAGTTTCTATTGCATCGCTTGATGCTATATGGTACTTACCATTCCTAATATTAGGTCGTGTATTACCATCTTCATCTACATCAGCAGGGTAATATATTGCTATGCCTTGCATTTCTAGTTCAGTTAGTGCAGTAAGATTAGAAAAATCTTTTAGTCCTAATCTTTCTGCATGCTCTATTTTCTCACTCATTTGTTCAGCAAATTCGTTATACTTATCTTCACTAGGCATCTTAAATTTGTCGCTCATTTTTTATCCTTTCTACTACAACCACACTCGCAGTTGTAGGTTTCATCTTGTTCAGTAGCCCACTTACCCTTGAACTCTGTTAAGCACTCTTCGCATAAGGCTCTACTGTTATTCCATATTATTATTGACAAAGGTTTCCCTTCCTCATCTTGTACTGGTATCTGTTTATTACAGAAATCACATATCCATAGGTCATTAGTTATACCTGTGTCTAGTAATGTATCTATAAAGAAGACACCATCTGCTTTACTCTGCTGTTCTCTAAACTTAATAGAGGCAGCAACAGATATTTCCCTATGTTTAATAGGGTCTTGTACTACAACCCAATCGTTAGGTTCTATATACTCTTCTTCACTCATCTTTCTCATCTCCTTTGTTAAGTAGTTCTGCAATCTTATCAAAGTCAATAGCAAGTATTTCCTTATCACAACGATTGCACCACACTTGCATACCATAAGTAGTCCAACCTGCTTGTTGCTTACTAAAGTCCTTAGGTGCTACACCTTTTGGTATTTTAGGTAAGCAAGTTTTACAATGAAAATAAGATACTATATCACTTTCTTTTGTAGCAGGCATCTTCTATTCACTCTCCTCTATAGCGTTCCACCTGCTTTTAACAAAGAAGGTAGGCTTATGGTCAAGCAATTCCTTTGCAGTAGCATCAGTGCTATCATCTAGCATTGATACCATATTGTCTATGCAAGCTACTGCATCTTCCTTAGCTACTTCACTACTGAAAGTGAAGTCTATTGTAAGTACATTAGTGTCCTCGTTACTTGTACTTATCATTTCATATGGTTCTTTCATATAATATTCTCCAATCTTCTTTTACTATTTTCTTTCTTTATTGTTTGATAGCCACACTCAAAGCACTGCACAATAATATGCACACTACTTTTTACATTGCTATGTATTGCTAGCTTGGTATAAGTACCTTGCCTACAATTATCACATATCATATAAGTCCTTCCCTTATCTTATGTAATCCCCACCACAAAGTATTGCCTACCATACAGCAGTCAGTACCTTCACAATCAGTAGTAGGGTGTTCTCCGTCTATAAATAGTGTGAATGCTCTTTTAGTATTAGGAAAATATTGTAAGTGAAATAAATACCTTACATCATTTTCTACCCAAGCATTACTATTACTATCTAACTTACTTTCTTTTATTATGGGATAACCCATAAATCCTTTCATATCTTGTCCTTTCATAAGCAAAGCCGTAGGTTCAGTGGTATATACAACAAGAGAAA